GAGAATGATCCCCTTGCAGACTTCCTGGAAGGGCTGGGTCAAGACGCAGAGTTACCCATGCGTGGTAACCTGGACATTAACCAAGTATTAACCTCGGAGTTCTTCTTCTGTTAAATCAAGGACTTACCTTATTGTCATATACAATAGGAGGAGCGAAGCGATGCGGCGCCAGCCGCTGAGGTGAGCGACCGCCAGCGGCGGGAGGCAGCCGGGAGGCCGGCAGGGCGCGGGCCGTAGCCCCAAGGCGAAGGCCGCCAGACCCTACCCAGAGAATACCCAGAGAGTACAGTGTAGGAATACCCGGGATACCCTATTGTCACACATAATAGGAGAGAGAGAGGTAGAATCCCAGTATCCTACCACAACAATGGAGGAAATCTATTGTCACACATGATAGGAAGGAAGGGGGTAATACCAGAAAGTGACTCCCCACACTTCACAGAAGCGCAGTACGAATGGCTGGCACAAGCATTCCCTGCGATATCGGTAAATCCACAAACCACCCACGCTGAGATTATGTACAGCAGCGGTGAACAGAACGTAATCAAGGCAGTTGCCCGGAGAGTACAAACATGGAACAAGGTCCGAGTCGGCCCGACATCCTGATACACCACAAAGCTCCGGGCGATCCTACGGAGCTGGCGGCAGTAGCAGTGCTGGCCTATAGCCGCGTTCCGGAATTGCAGCACAGGACGCTACAGGAGTTCCTGGGGCATACCGTGGATACCACCGAGGCTCTTCATCGGGTAGAACTTGAGCTTGTCGTTGACGGCCAGCAGGTCGGCGCAGCAGTTCTTGTCCCGGAAGAGGATATGCACGTGGGTCCTTGCGTCAGCGTATTCTGGAACTACGTGGCAGAGGAACACCGGCACCTGGGTTTCGTACAGGCGGTGTTCCGCACACTCAAGGCCGTGGCCCGAAGCATGGGCATCGGCATGGTAGCATACACCCACCGGAAGTCAGAAGGCCGGTACATCACCCAGTACAGGAGAACGTGACATGGGGAAGAAAGTAACCAAGACCCTCGGTAGCGTGCTCGGCATCGACGCCGGTGCCAGCATGAAGCCTGACCGCGCAGCCCAACGCCGCGCTGAAGAGCAGGCGAACCTTGCCCGCAACCAACAAGCAGACCTCACCCTCGACAACGTGGCACAGGTCGAAGCTGGGGGCACTGCTGACGTGCTTGAGTCCGACGCACGGCGACGACGCCGAACCGGCTCGTCTGTAGCCAGCTCACTCGGCATCAACGTATGAGGTGATTATGCAACAGGAAACCGCCGCGCAGCTCTGGACAAAGTACCGTGACCCATCGGTGGTATCCCGTGCTGAGCACTTCGCAAAGTTTACGCTGCCCTACCTGATGGTAGACCCCTTGAACGGGAATGGCCGCGCTACAGTAGAACATGACTTCCAATCGTCCGGCTCCTTGCTGGTGAACAACCTGGCGAGTAAGATCAGCCAGGCGCTGTTCCCGCCGGGAGTACCGTACTTCAAGATGGAAGTGTCCCCGGCACTCCAAGAAGCCGCCGACAAGGCCGGGCTGGACGAGGCAACACTCGCCGGGCGTATGGCCACGCTTGAGCAGAAGGCCACCGGCCAAGTATTCCTGCACGGCGGCCAGCACAAGCTGACCCGCCTGATCAAGCTCCTGATCGTTACCGGCAACGGTATGCTGTACCGCGATCCTGTGCGCCGCCGGTTCATGGTGTGGTCCCTGCACAGCTACGGTGTTCGCCGGACCCCTACGGGGGAGGTGGCCGATGCCGTCCTGAAGCAGCGCTTCCGCTGGGACGATCTGCCCGAAGAGTACCAGACCCGCCTGGCGGAGAGCCGCCCGGGCCAGTACAAGGACTCTTCCGAGCTGGATTTGTACACCCGCATCAAGACTGAGCGCGGAGTACCGAACAACCGCGTTGTGGTTACGCAGGAGATAGCCGGGGTTGAGGTTGCCGAACCGACCGAGTACCCGGAACACCTCAGCCCGTACATGTTCCCAACGTGGAACCTGGCGGACGGGGAGCACTATGGCCGCGGCCTCGTGGAGGATTACGCCGGGGACTTCGCACGGCTCAGCCTCGTGACCGAGCAGTTGGGGCTGTACGAGCTGGAATCCCTGAGCATGTTGAACCTCGTGGACGAGTCAGCCGGCGGTATCGTGGACGACTACCACGACGCCGACACCGGGGACTTCGTGCGGGGCAAGGCCACCGCCATCACTGCATACGAGCGCGGGGACTACAACAAGATAATCGCCATCTCCAACAGCATCAATGCCGTGACCCAGAGGCTGGGCCAGGCGTTCATGTACACGGGGAGTATGCGGCAAGCTGAGCGGGTCACGGCCACCGAGGTGCGCGTCATTGTACGGGAGGCCGAGAGCACACTCGGCGGGGTGTACAGCACCTTGTCTGAGGCGCTGCAAGCTCCTCTTGCGTTCCTGAGCGTGGCTGAGGTGACAGATGACAACGAGGGTTTACTCCTGGGCTTGATCCAACGAGAGATCAGACCGAGCATCGTGACCGGCATCCCCGCCATGACACGGGCAGTCGAGACCGAGAACCTGATCATCGCCTCACAAGAAGCCGCTGCCATCATCCCGCCGCTGGTGCAGATCAGCCGACGCATCGACGGAGACAAGCTACTGGAGCGCATCTTCCAGGGTAACTCGGTGGACCTGACGGCAGTATCCAAGACGCCTGAGCAGGTACAGCAGGAGATTCAGGCTGAGCAAGAGGCCCTACAGGCGCAGCAACAAGCAGCCCACGCAGCCCTGACCGGAGACGCCGATCAGGTACAGAACGCACTACAAGGTTTGTGATATGACTCAAGATACACAGGTCCCGAATGACCAGCAACTACCTCCGGGGATTCCCCCGGTCAGTCAGTACCAGGCACCGCCCCAGCACGTGCCGCAAGGCCAACCTGAGTACACGCACCACATCCCGCCGGTGAACCAACCCCCGGAGCAACCAGGCCAGCATGTGGACCCGACCGCACAGCCCGCGCCCTCGGCCCCACAGCATGGCAACCCCATGCTCAGCCGGTTCAGCCAGCCGGTGCCGCAGCCTCCGACGCAACACCTGGAGCAGCAGCCCAGCCAGCCGGTACAACAACCGGCCCCGCAACAGCCTGCGCCGCAGAACTACAGCAGCGCCGCAGACTTGGTGGGAGACCTCGCGAACGACGCCTACGTCAAGCCGGCCCTGACCTATCTGGAGAACACCTGTGCCCAGGCTGAGGTAGACATCTCACGTGCTTTCGGCAAGGCCGTGGAGTACGGAGACTCCGGATTGATCGACACTGCGTACCTCACTGAGAAGCTGGGCGAGAACGCCCGTGCGGTCATTGAGCAAGCAACCGCCCTGTTTGACTACAGCTCAAGCAAGGCAACTGAAACCCTGAACACGGTGTTCCAATCCGTGGGTGGGGAGCAAGTGCTGCGTCAAGCGGCTCAGCACTTCAACCAGTCGGCGTCAGCAGAAGAGCGCGCAGAGATTGCGTACCTCCTGGACTCCGGCAACGTCGCCCTGATGCAGCGTGCAGCACAGCGTATCGTGCAGTACGGGCGTCAAGGCGGCGCGGTGTACCAACCCACTGGCCATCCTGTCGGCAGCCCTACGGCAGCACGAGGACTGAGCAAGGACGAGTACATCAAAGCAATCAGCAACCCCCGACTGTCCCCGCAGGAGTACGAACAACTGCGACAGCAACGAGTCCTCGGTAAGAACCAGGGCATTAACTGAGTAACAGGAGAAGTACAATATGGCATTCCTGCAAGATTTGACCCGTCCGCACTGGGGCGGCGCAGCTTCCGATGTCGATATCCACATCGAGGAGCACCTGGGCATCGTGGACAAGACCTTCGAGTACAGCTCGAAGCTCGCCCCGTTCATGAACATCCGCACACTGCGCGGCACCAACACTGCCCGTATTGACCGCTTCGGCGATGTCACTGTACAGGGCCGTCAGTCCGGTGAGGACCTGACTATCACCCCGGTACGGAACGACAAGGCCATCCTGGTAGTGGACACCGTGCTCTACACCCGGCACCAACTGGATAAGTTCGATGACTGGACCACCAGTATTGACACCCGTAAGGAGCTGGCTGAGCTTGACGGTACCGCACTGGCCAAGCAGTTCGACCAAGCCTGCCTGATCCAGGCCATGAAGTGCGCTGACTACGTTGCACCTACCCACCTGGCCGGCGCCTTCAACGACGGCATCCTGGTACCGGCGACCATCACTGGCACGCAGGCATCTGGTGAGGCGGATGCAGACATCCTGGTGTACCAGCACCGTAAGTCCATCGAAGCGCTGATCAACCGCGACCTCGGTGACCGCCTGATGGCCGAGGGTGTCACCTTCGTGACCCCGGCTGTGTTCACCATCCTGAACGAGCACAAGCGTCTCCAGAACGTGGAGTACCAGGGCGGCGGCGCAGGTATGGGTAACAACTTCGCTGCTGGCCGCGTTGCTGTCATGAACGGCGTGAAGGTTGTGGAGACTCCGCGGTTGCCCAACGCTGCTATCACCGACAACCCGCTGGGTAGCGCGTTCAACCTGACTGCTGACCAAGCTCGCCGTCAGATGGTGACCATCATCCCGTCCCTGACTCTCTACGCCGCTCAGGTCCACGCCCTCGACGCGGACTACTGGGAGTGGAAAGAGAAGTTCAGCTGGGTGCTGGACACCTACCAGTCCTACAACATCGGCCAGCGCCGTCCTGACGCTGCTGCTGTAGTGGACATTACCGGACTGCCCGCATAAGGGTAGCCCGTGGGTGCCCCGGTTCGCCGGGGCCTTCCCGTAAGGGCCTTGGCACAGGGCCTTTACTGGAGGAGCCATGATTAACGATACTCTTGACGCAGTGAATTTGATCCTGCGAAAGCTAGGGGAGCCTCCCATCGGCTCTCTGGATACGCAATACCCGACACTGGACCTGGTGCTGCCTGCACTGGAGGAAGC